GAGAGGCATAAGTTTTCGTCAAAACGCCTGGTCAGGGCATGTTTTTGACCCTTTTGAATGTTGTTGTGCCACATGGCATTTCGCAACCTGGGAAAACGCACCACTACAGCCCTTCCCGCCGTACCCGGCAACCGGGATGAGCGCCCAACCGCATTGGCTGGAACCATCCCGTCAGCTAACTTGTTGCCGAATGGCCAGTTAGCTGGAAATTGCGGAAGTGCTAGCAGAGTGCTAGCTGAAGAAGATTCCGCCGATATCTGGGTTAGACTTATGGCGCGGCCCTCTGGGTTTGCGTGGCCCACTTCAACTGGGCGCGAGCCGTTAGACGGGGAACTCCAAGGTGCCCTCATCGGCCCTTCCCTCCGCGGGGAGGGGGGCTGGGGGGTGGGGAGTAAAGAGACGCGACAAAGAGCAGTCTTAACCGGACGACCCGGTATCATCAATGGCATGGACTTCAAACCAATCACGGCGATCATCATACCCCCCGATGGTCCCGCCAATATCGGTCCGATAAGTCAAGACCTTCAAACCTTGCAGTCAACCGTGGGCGGATACATCGAGGCAGTTTACACACTGCACGATGAAGGCGGTAGCCCCACGGCGACATTCTGGTGCAATGAGGAAGGCAAGATCCAGGGCTTGGATATCAACCGTAGGGCTACGGCACTTTGGTATGCGCTTTCCGGTGGACCCACCGGGGACTACCTAAGCGGGACCGTGATCGTTACCGGGTTTGTTGACGGTGAGGGTGATGTACTTCCCGTGCGGGATGAACTCGTGGATATGTGGAACTCGATCCACGCGTCTGGTTAGTGTCCGCTCCGGTTGGTTCGGTTGAATTCGTCCGTTACCTCCTGGGGGATGCGTCCGCGCTGGGAAATTTCCATCCCGCGCTTCGCGGCCCACTCCCTGATTGCGGCCCTTTGTTCAACGCCAACTAGGTGGCCCCTCACGGCCTCGTCCCTCGCGGACCTATTGCGCGTCGCAACGGACAGCCATGGCTCAAGTGCCGCATAGAAGGCGTCCGCGTTTTTACTTGATAAGTCCATCGAGTAGCCCTCTCCATTGAGGGCGAAGGCTATGGTCACGTCGGCGTCACCACCGTCCATATCATCTACTAGCACGGTTTTTGTTGCCATGGATTGCTCCTATTTGGTTGACTATCCCCTCGGCGGCGCGGTGTTTCAGGCGAAGCCAACCCTTAGGCTACGCCCTTGTTGGCGCAAAATTCCACTACATCGTCTAGTTACACTCGTGTAATTTCGGTTGTCGAAAAGCTTTGTGCAGCTAATCGAATGATATTATTGATGATGAGGGGCTGTAAGTGGATGGATAATTCCAATTACGCTAACTATTACCGACTTAATCATTAATGCCCGGAAGGAAATGATTTCAGCCGCGGAGCGAGGCGACCACAAGCTGGAATCTTTCTGGTCCGATGCTATGGATCGTTTTCTGGATACTTTTGCAAGGGAAAATAATGATGATGCCTAGCGGATTCAATCGGGGCTAATCACTTTGCGACCCCCTGGCGATCTGAGAGAGCGCGGTCTTGATTTCTGGTCGGCGGTTACCGACTCCGTGGAGTTGGATCCGTCCGGATTTGTGTTGCTCGGGGAAGCTTGCCGGATTATTGATCGGCTTGACCGGCTTAGTGGGGCGCTGAACGGCAAAGGCCGGGATTGGCTGAAGCTGGCCGACGAAATTGAGGTTACAGCCACTCGATTTGGGGATGGGAAAAACATCTCCGTAAAGGTGGCTGTAGACGGCCTGTTATCCGAGTCGCGTCAGCAGCAGTTGGCCCTCAAGACGGTCCTGGCGCAGCTGGGCTTGGGCAAGGCTTTCGAGAAGGCTTCGGGAGAGAAGTCGGCACTGCAACAGTGGCTAGAGGCACGAAGTGGTTAGCGCGGTGGCGGAAAAGATCACGCGCAAGCCGATGGATCCGGTGGAGTTACGGCCCAACATCGTCAACGGTCGCCGGGTGGGTAACCAGATCCCCGGCATCAACATCATCCCGATGCACGAGTCGCGGGATCAGGGCGACGAGGCCGTCGAGTTCTTGCGACTGATCGGAATTGAACCGGACCCCTGGCAGGAACACATTTTGCGGGAGTCGCTGAATCGGGACAGCCGGGGCAAGTGGGCGGCTACCGAAGTTGGCCTCATAGTCCCGCGCCAGTGCGGAAAAACGGTGATCGCGGAGTTGCGGGAACTGGTTGGACTGTTCGTTCTGGGTGAGCAGCTACAAATTCACTCCGCACAGTTATTTAGCACCGCTAAGGAATCCTTCCTGCGCCAGGTGGCACGAATCAGAAGGTGCCCGGACTTGATGGCCATGGTGCATAAATTCCGCACCGGTAACGACAACGTATCCATCGAGTTGAAGAACGGCTCGCGCCTGATGTATCAGGCACGGGGTAATGATCCAAGCCGTGGGTTCTCCGCAGACCTTGTGGTCTACGACGAGGCTTACGGTCTGACAGCCGAGGTGATCGCAGCGTCCATGATGACGCTCTCCGCACGTCCGGATCCCCAGTTGTGGTACTGCTCATCCACAGGTATGGAGGATTCGGATTTTCTGTTTCGCGTGCGTGAGCGCGGTTTAGATCGCGCTCCCCGGCTAGCCTTTTTCGAGTTCTCGGCCACCCCTGGGTGTGACCCGAAGGACAAGGAGGAGTGGTACAAAGCCATTCCAGCCCTGGGTATCAGAATCGAAGAGGAATTTATCGAATCTGAGGGTCAGGCACTCGATTGGGGCAAGCAGTTCTGCCGGGAGCGGCTGGGACTATGGGCCGACACGTCGATGCGGGATGTTATTCCGCTCGACTGGTGGGCAGAATGCGGTTCCGATGACTCGCAGATATTTAGCGACGAGATCGTGGTCGCCATAGACCTATCTCCGTTCCGCGACCGGGCCTCTATCGCGGTTTGTGGCGTCACCGAGGACGGTCGGCGGCAACTGGAAGTCATTAAGACCTCAAAGGGCACCGAATGGGTTCTGGATTACGTCCGGAAGCTATTTATGTCCACGCAACCGCCCGTAAGGGTCGCAATCCAGGGCGGCGGCTCGCCCGGATCGCTGATCGCGCCCCTTCAGCAGGAGGGGATCGACCTGATTGTGCTTGGACAGGCCGATATCGGTCGGGCCACCGGAGAATTCCATGATGCGGTAAGGGATAAGGTAATAGTTCACCTCAATGATCCCATCGTGATGGCGGGGCTGAGGAACTCCACCCGGTACAGCATCGGGTCCAAGGAGGGCGGCACGGAAAGTCCCGCATGGGGTTTTTCCCGAAAAGAGGCTTCAGGAGCCGATATAACGCCCATTATCGCCGCCTGTTACGCGCATTACGGTTTGAGCAAATACCTCGCTGAGAGGGCAATTGAAGAGGCAAAAAAGCCCCCTGGGGCGCACTTAAACGCCCCTATCGGCGGAAGGATTTGGTAAATGCCCGAAATTCTCAACCCACCCCCTTATGGCGGTGACGATCCGGTCAGAAATGCCGTTTTTAGCCCACCAGAGGTTAGCGGACCGCAGCTGGCGACCTACATCTCTAATGAGGTCTATCCGAAGTGGCACCGGGAGAAGCTGCGACTAGACAAGATCAGCGGATGGATGGACGGCAGGCAGCCATACGCCGTGCGGGTTGGTCCGAGGGACCTGGAAAAACGAGCATTGCTCGATTTGTCGCGCTCGCCCTGGCTTGGACTTGCGGTTTCCATTTATGCCCAGGCCATGTATGTGGACGGCTTCAAATCTACCGATAGCCGGGAGAATTCGTCGGCGTGGGACATTTGGAATGCAAACAACTTCTCCGCGCATCAGATTTCAGTACATCGGGCCGCTATCGGATTCGGCTACTCATTTGTCCGCGTTCTTCCCGGTGAGGACTTCACCGGACGGCCAATGCCGGTAATCCGCGGCGTTAGCCCGAAGCGCATCTTTGCCATGTACCAAGACCCTGTAGGTGACGATTTCCCGACCTGGGCGCTGGAATGGATGCCGGATAACAAAACGTGGCGTTGGTACGACGAATACTGCTACCACGAGTTTGAAAATCCGAATCTCGATGGCAAGTTCTCGTTCGTGCGAACTGTTGAGCATGAGATCGGCGTATGCCCGATTGTTCGTTACGTCAACCAGATGGACCTCGATGGTCGCTGCATCGGTGACGTAGAGCCTGTCATTGCAGTGGCGGCGCGCATCGACAAAACCGATTACGACAGATTGCTTGTGCAGCACTACAATTCGTGGAAAGTTCGTACCGCTACCGGACTTGAGCAGGCCGACGATGATGTAAACCGCGGGGATGACAAGCGGAAGCTGGCGCAAGAGGACATTTTGGTTTCCAGTGACCCCAATGTCACCTTCGGATCCCTTCCGGAGACGAATATGTCGCCGTTCATTGCCGCGCACGAAAGCGACGTGGAATCCCTGGCCTCAATGATGCAACTCCCATCGCATCTGTTCACCGGAAAGGTTGTGAATGTCTCCGCCGAGGCGTTGGCGGCAT